TTACACAATGCATTTAGCTCTGAAGGTAAAAGTTCTATAGAGAAAGTTGTACAAGGCGGAAGTTATTTGGCTGGATCTGCATTGGCAAGTTATACAGACAGAGATAAAGATTCTGGACCTAAAGCTCCAGAAGCTCCAAAGTTTCAATCTTTAAATACATCTTCAGCCCTAAACATTGATCCAAGAGGCTCTCAAATGAGTGCTCGCTATAGGCAAAAAGATCAATACAGTCAAGATTACGGAAAATATCTTCTTGATAAATACGAATTTGATATAGAGCAAAAAAACCAAAAAGTAAAAAGACGTGCCTCAATGATCTCTTCCATCGGTAGTGCAGTTGCAATGGCGGGAGGAATGGCTTTAGCCAATAAATTAATGACTAAAGGTCCATCTTTAGAAGAAAAAATTGATCGCCATGATTTAAATGCTCGAACTCAAAACAACGAAGCTTCTAGTTATTTCGAAGAAAAACTCAACAATCAATCAAGCAGCGTTGTTAATTCTTCTAGTATTCAAAACTCTATCGACCATTCTAAAATGTCTTCTTTTGGCGGTAGTGATTATAACTCATTAACTCAAGATAATTCTTCTCAGAATTTATATACTGCCAACTCAAGTTCAAGTGCTTTTAATCGTTTTAGCTCTAAATATGATAATAGTTTAACCAGCTTTAATTCTTCTACAAGCACACAGTCTCCATCTAACTTTTATGTGAGTACTCCTAATAGAACTTCTGAAATGTATTTCAAGCAAAATCGTATGCGTGATACAAGTACACAGATGGGAGGAGATACATTGAGTGCTTCTTCTAATATAAAAATGCCTAATATTAGTACAGACTTTGGTCATACATCTACATATGCTCCAGATTTAAATGAGCGTTTTGGATCATATTACTACGATCAAAAATATGACGGCGGAATAATTAGCAATCAATCACTAAGCCACTATTTTGATGGAGGTTCCGTTGATCGCTCTTCTTACAACCACTCAGATCAAACAAATTCCAAAAATCACAGAACAGTCAACAATAATGCTATCAGATCTTCCGCTAAAATAAATAACATATCTAAAAGTATAAAAAGCAATCAAGTAGTTTCTCAGAATCAAATTTTACCACAAGAACAAAACTCTTTTGCTGCCAATATTCCCGCAGAACATAATGTAGTTAATAATTATTCATACAATGTTATGCCCAGTGATACACCTGCTGCCGTAGGCAAACCTGGCCCATTCCAACATATGGATTTAACCAAAAATCAACATTCTTCACGATACAATAATCAAGTATTTCAAAATTACTCTAATCAAAATTATTCTAATTTATCTAATTATGCATCCAATAATTATAGCAATTCATCCAACAATCAATATAACAAAAACAGCAATCAAAGAATAAACAATCAATCAATAAACAATACTTCTTCATATTCCAATCTTCACTCCCCTACATATTCTGCAAGCAATTACCATAGTCAATATGACAATATATCAAATCATAGGCAAAATTTAAATAGTAGTTTTGCAAACAATAATTATTCTAATTTATATTCTCCATCCTCTCGCTATGCTTATCAAAATTACAGCAATCAATTTAGCCCAAATTCTAATCAAAATAGAAACATCAGCAATCACATTTTAAATAATAGATTTTCTACTCAATACATGAGCAACGGAGGGAAGGTATATGGGCCGGGAGGAATAGATAAGGTTGGCCCAGTGATGCTCGATAAAGGTGAATATGTAATTAAGGCATCAAGTGTTAACAATGTAGAAAAGCAATATCCTGGATTTTTTGATCGCCTCAATTCAATGAAAATGAATGAAGGTGGCATTGTTGACAACAAATCACAACCTGCATCAGCAGCAGCTTCAACAAACTCAGAAACAAACAATACTTCCTCTAGCAATGTAACTATTAATATTAACGTGGCGCAAGATGGATCCAGCACTACAGTTGGTGGAGCTGGTAGTGAAAAAGAATTTGCAGCTAAAATTAAAAATGCAGTTGTTGGCGTTATTGCTCAAGAACAACGAGTAGGAGGCATGTTGCGTGGCAGGTAAAAATGCAGTACTAAATTATGAAAATGAATTTTATCTTTCTGGGATATTATTATCTGGATTGGTAAATATCGACGGCGGCTATTCTATTGATGAGTCTCCTATAAATATAATTGGCAAGGGTCACACCTATCCTGTCAGACAGGGTACTTTAGTAGGCAATTTTAATTTGTCTAAATATTATATTGGTAAAGAGGTATTGCTTGACTATGTTGACAATATACCAATGAGTGGCAGTATAAATTATGGTGACAAAAGTTTTGGGTTTACCGATGGCTACTTAACTGAATACTCACTATCTGCAGGTATTGGTCAAATACCTCAATCTGATGCTTCAATAGTTGTTTATGGCGACATAGGTTCTGGTATTAGTGCTACCGGAAATAATCCCCACCCGGAGATCCAGATTGCCAACCAGGGCTCTATATCTTTAAATACGGATGGTTTTGAAACTAATCGTATTACAGACTTTAGATATAGTATTCGAGTGAACAGAACACCTATTTATAAAATTGGATCAACCTTCCCAGTTCAAGTTGATACTTCATTCCCTATTTTTCAAGAACTTAGTATATCTTTAGATGTAGATGACTTTGAGATTCAAAAAATTAGAGAATATTTAATAAAACCTAACCAAAAAGATTTAACTTTAGAATTTTCTAACCCTATATCAGAAAACTCTATTGAAACTTTTACATTAAAAAATGCAAGATTATTATCACAATCAATGAATTCTTCAAGTGATGATTTACTATCTGTTAGTTTGGTATACAATTCCTACATCAATAAAAGAGATAAAACAGACGTGTATTGCGAACCTATAGCGATTAATGGTTATTATCCACTTTATGTTTCTGCACAGCTAGCTCAAAAGGCTGGCAACGGAAATTATCATACTCATACATTTAATGATACTATATATTATATGCCAGAAGGAATTCAAACATGGCATGGTGACTACCAATGAAATTTTTACCATATGAAGATGTACCTCTTTACCTCGCTAACGAAGGAGGTGTCGGCGAATTTATTTATGCCGAAAGCGCTGAATTATCAGTAAACTCTAACCTCTCTGCAGAAAGGCAGTTGGACGACAATGTTTTTCAAATTTTTTCTTATAGTGATTCTGATTCTGTTTTCTCTCACACTTTTGAAGCAAATGTTAATCAGCAAGTTACATTAGGCTCTTACTATGGACCGCCAAAACCTATTGCCACATCCATCTCAAAAATACCCAAAGATACTAAAATTACATTTCCTAATGGTAAACATTTATATTTTTCAAATGATATTGAGCCAGATGGTCACAATTACACTTTATATGTTTATGCTAAAAGTGGAGGTTGGTCTCTAGATGAGTTTGAGTGTCAGAGTGGATACTTTGACCCTATATACAAGCATGTTTCAAGTTCGCCAGTCGCTGGACAATTGAATGTTAATTTTTACCTTAATACCGGTAATTTACCCGCTTTCTTTAACATCACAGGGTTAGCTAACCCCTCTCAGTTTCCACCAGTAAATGAAGAACGTATAACTGGATTTATTGGCGATTTTGTGTTTGATCATGCTTATTTGAATTCATTAAGTTTTAGTGTATCCCCCAATTCCATATCTCAAGCGTCTGCATCTTTTTCTCTGTATGGCTCTATAAGAAAAGTTGAGGGTTTAACTGATGACTATTTTAATTGCGATATTTATAAACAGCAGTCTATAGCTCATGGAGATAACACTAGTGTAGTTGGAGCTGATAGTCTTGGTATCGAACACCCTATTGGTTTCTCTTACAATATTAATGTTGAAAGAGTTCCTAGTTTTGAAGCTCCGAATGTTAATAGTAGTAGTGATGTTGGCTTAGTCCCCAGGCGAGTCTCAAAGCGCAGCTCAACAATACAAATGAGCGTAGAAGGTGAACATATTGACCCCGACATACTTTCTGACGGATTTAATGGTAGGCAAGCAAATTTAACTGCCTTCTTGAGGGATTTATCTTATTCAAGCTTTGAGGACAACTCCAACGGCTTGATACATGCATTTAATTGCAGTGGGGTAATTACATCTCAATCATTACGAGTAGGCTCTGAAGGTCATTTAAATGGCTCCGTATCTGTAGTACAAAAATTGCGATAATGAAAATAAAAAAAACAAACTCTACATCAATCAATTTACTTCCTGCATTCGGAGCGACTGCATCCTTTAATAGTTCGTTTCATAATTTTATATATGGAGACAATTATACACAAAGATCTCCTAAAGGCATTAATAGTCTATCAATGATGTTGGATTTAAAATTTGACAATTTAACTGATATAGAATCAGAAGATTTATTAAGCTTCTTGCAAGAGCAATTTGAATACGAGCCACAACAATACGACAATGCTGGACACTTTACTAACAAAAGAGTTGAGCCATTTGACTATTTACCATTCTATCCTTACAAACAAAATAAATTTACTTGTTCCAATTATTCACACAATAAAGTATTTAACGACTGTAATGAAGTTAGTGTTCAAATGGAAGCTATCGCAAACTCTACCTTAGCCAGTGTTGAGCCATCCGCAGTAAACCAAATACGTAGTTTAAGTGGCTTGATTGGAGGAATAAATCAAAATACTGAAGTTTATTCCCATGTTTATGATAGTGATGGTCAACAAATTAATGTATCCTTAGATTTAAAAAAGGGCAGTGTCTTGTATTGTCCCTCTGCTTATTCTACAGCCTATCTCAATTCTGATTTTGGAGGTGTTTATAATGGAGACGAAGCTAATTTGGATGCTACTTCATATAATGGATTTCCCACAGATAGCGATTTGCCAATATCCACCAATAAAACATCAATTCGAAACTCAATTTACATTGACTCACCTATAGAATGTGACTTTAGGCTTGAACACGCTTATACACGATCATTTAATCAAATGTCATTTCTGAATGACCAAGAAGTTTTGAGTTTTGATTTTAGACCAACTTCTGTGGTTCAGGTTAATAATAATCCGAAGCACAAAAAAAGCTCTGTCGATCCAACTTATTTTAAGTTAAACAAATATGGACATAATGCGAATTTAAATTTATTGGATTTAACATTTTCCGCTAGATCAAATAAGGAAGCTAAGCGGATACTTTTATTTTTAGAAAGTCATTTAGGATACAGAAGGTTTTTATTTAGTTTTCAAAAGAATTATAACAACATCCCATCTTACTTTGCCTCGGGCACCATCTCCTCCCCAAACGAAGAATTTTCTTTATTTTTTTGTCCTAGCTGGTCTCACACTTTTGTGTACCATGACAACCATACTATAACTGCAAAATTTGTTGAATGTTTGGGTTTTTAAAGTATTATACTTAAGTTATGGAGCAGTCAGAAAGACCAGATGGTGTAATACGTTCAGAAATTTCTAGTCTTGAACCTTCTACATTAATTATACTATATGAATTGGTGCTGACTGGCCATAATGCTAGCTACTATTTTCATTCAGGAGAAAATGGATTCACTCAGTCAATTATATTTGGAGGTAAAGAGTATTACTATATTCCCGTACAAGCCGAAGGCTTTGACTTTACTGAGTCTCAATTAGCAAGACCAAGCCTTACCTTTGATAATACTGATTCCTTTTTTAGTTTAAAAACTAGATTTTTTAAAGACTTTATTGATTTTCCCTTAAAAAGAACTCGCACATTTTTAAAATTCTTAAGTGACGATAACTTTCCGGGGGGGTTCAATCCTTTTGGTACCGGAACAGAATTATCTTTCCCTACTGAAAGTTATGTTATTAACAAAAAGACTGTTGAAAATCAAAATGTCATTCAGTTTGAGCTAGCATCGCCTTTAGAAAAAGAGCATTCATTTGTACCTAATCGAAAAGTTGTATTTAATACTTGCCAATGGAGGTATAGATCTTCAGTTGGCTGTGGTTATACTGGAGCGCCAGTTTCCGACTCCAAAGGAAACGAAATAACACATAACGGTACCGCAGTTGAAGAGTACAATAATAATTCATCATATAATACAGGAGATGCGGTTAAGGTTAGTGCTGCGGTAAATTCTCAAAATGTAGATCAGGTATTTGTATGTCTTGCGGATAATACAACATCTAAGCATCCCAGCACTAATAGAGACGTATGGGTTTTAGACGCTTGCCCAAAAAACATTAAAGGTTGCAGACAAAGATTTGGAGACACAGAAAATACTAATGGACTACCTTTTGGAGGATTTCCAGGATCTTGGAAACAATAAGCCTATTTTAAAATCTTTTAAATTCGCTCTACAAGATAAAGATCGTGAGCGATTTGGATATTTTAAATATTGCAATAACCGTTCTGATTACGAGTTTATCGAGTGTAAAAATTCTAATACTCATTCCCCACATCATTTTAATGTTAACAACTCTTCTTTTTATCAAGATTATATAGGTGGTGATGTAATTAGTATGTTTCATACACATACTGTTGAATCCGCCTATCCAAGTGAAATAGATATTGAGCTCTCTGAATCTCTGTCGGTTCCTAGTTATATATTTTCAATATCCTCCAAAGAGTCTTTTTTGTATTATCCTAAAAGTTACAAACCAAACAATCTATATGGTAGGATTTTTATTCCGTTTTTTCAAGATTGTGTTTCTTTTGCTAGAGATTATTACTCTATTAATTATAATATTAAGTTATGCGAAGATATTGAAAATTGGGCTCGATCAAAAGATACTTCCAACGATAGGTTGCTTGAGCATATTGAAGACAATTTTACTGAAATAGATATAAAATCAATCAAAACTGGAGATTTAATTGTTTTTAATTCTGATATTGTTTCTTTTTTGCATCTAGGCGTCTTTGATACCGATGGACATTTCTGCCATCATCCATTTGGCGCTCTTTCTGTTCGTAAATTATTTAGCGATGAATATATAGATAAAGTGTATAAAATATATAGGCACAAGGATTTATGAAGAAGTTTATTTTACATGGCGAAATGTCGGAGCTGTTTTGTGACAGTTTGGAAATTGATGCCCATACTATGCGTGAAGTAATCTTGAGCTTGAGCGCAAATTATCCAGAATTTAAAAAGTATTTTATCTCAAAATCACTGAAAGGTATCCAGTATATGTTTGTTGATTCTAAACAGCAGCATTTAGAGAATTACTGCCTTGATTTACCCCTAAAAGATGATGTATATCATATACTTCCTGCTGTAGCAGGTGGAGCTGCAATGGGAACAATGTTTCTTGCAAATTTTGCTGCTAGTTTTGCTATGCAAAAATTATCAAGTAAACTTGGTGACGGCATTGAAGATGATGGCAGTCCAGAATATGAAATAATTACAACTAATTCTTTTATATACCAAAACAACGAGAATAAAATAGAACAAGGAACTCCAGTACCCGTAGTGTATGGCCAATTAAGAGTAGGCTCTAAGGTTATACAATCTAGCATTCATAATTATGACTACGACTATGATAATGCTACAATTTATGATATTAAAACTACCGAAACTGTTTTAGCTACACTAACTGATACTGAATATACATTTGTAAATCCATCGGAAATCATAGACTTAAGAGAGTCTACAGATGAAGCTTTTGGGCCATATAAAACTTCTACACAAGATAGTACAAAAAGAAGGTTATTGGAAGGTGGGTCCAGTGCTTTTTCAGCTAACAATGGAAAACTACCTTCTGCTGATTCTGAAAATGAATCCGTAGCCGGCTTTAATAATGGGGGCGACGGAGGAAAAAGTACGAATGAAATTAAAATTTTTGGTCCATCTGATAGATCTGCGATGTATGCTAAAGCTAGTGCTGGCTGGTGGGACCACCATGCGCCATCTCTACCTAGACCATATTTATTTGCTCAGCAAGGTCATATTGATGAAAATATGCGCCCTGCAGGTTCTAGAGATTTATCAGTTGAAATTTTAGAGAAAGATGGTGTTCAACCTAGCACAACATCTACCCAAAGTATTGCATGGACATCTAAATATCAACCTATGAGAGTGGGCGCTAGAGGTAATTATCAAAAACTTGAATCTATAGGCATACATAAAACTTTAGAAATTTTATCGGAAGGACCAATAGTTGGTTTTGCTAATCCTATTACTGGATTCAATAGAGATAATGGTCAACCTTCTTATCCATATGGGGCTTCAGACCTTAGTATTGTTAGCCCTAATGTTTCTTTGGCCCCATTAAAATATGACCCAACTTTAGATACTTTAGTAGCTCAAGATGGCACAAATAATGTAGAAATTTTAGTTTCTGGTACAGGGTATGTTAATTTTACTGGTCAAGTCACTGGCAATTCTACCAGCACATTACCTGATTTTAAAATTACAGTCGCTAATCCAATTAGTTCTACTGCTGCATCCGTAGGGGGGATATCTTTTGATAGCCCAGAGGGGCTGACTACTTTTGTGGCTGGTACGGGTAATATAGAAAATCCAGATATTGGCTATATATCATCATCTAACAACCTTTTCTTGCTCGGTGTTACAGGTAATGCCGTTTCTAATAGTGGAGAACTTATCGCTAACACAAATTCTGCAACAAATTTTGAGTCTCCCCTCAATGCTCAATATTTGACTCAAGAATCAACAGACAATGGCAATCAATATGTTTTTCAATTACATCAGCTAGAAGAAGACACAGATACCCTTAATCAAGATTTTAGCATTGGAGCAGGATATGGTAAAACTGGTTTTGATATCACAATCTCTCCGAATAGTTCTAGGTTCGAATTTATAGTAGAAACAGAAGACTCAACACCGTATGATCGAGTTTCTCAGGCTGAGGTGTTAGATTTAGGTAGGTACGAATCATCCATTTCTTCGTCAACTTTTGAAGATGCTATTAATGATGAATATTTTGAATCTACCAATACAACCATACCATTGACTAATTATGGTTGGGATGAAATGGTAAGAATTTATTATGACGGCGGAACTGAAATAGATAGTTTAAATTTAAGTGGTTCAACTACCTGGGCCCCTCATTCTAGCTATCCATACTATACGATTACTGTTTCATCTTCAAATTTTTTAAGTCCTGGTAATAATGCTACTCTTACTTATAACAGTGCGATAGGCAGTGAAAACTCAAGTGCTATAGCATGGTGGAATAGTCTTATTGGAGTCAGTGCAGGCGATTATCGCAGGCAGTCTGGTGGGATTACTCGATCAATTGCTACATGGATGCAAATTGGTGCTAGTTTAAGTAATAACCCCCCTTTCTTTGATACTTTTTTTGGTAATAACATTAATAGTTCAACATATAATGGAATAAAATATATAAAATTTGGCGTCGGATCTGGATCTACTACTGCCACAGGTACCAGAAATGGTAATACACCAAACCTACCAGCTTACACACTAGAAGGAGGAAACGACAACTTTAACAGCATAACGGTGACCAACAATGGGTTTAATGAAAAAGATGATCATGCTTCGCCATGTGGATTCTATAATCCATTATTGTTTCCTAGAGTTACTGTATTTATGTTGCGAAAATATCAAGACGGAGAGGGTGTTGTTTCTTACGATTTTGTTCCAACGAATATTGATGCTGTTGCATCGGTTACTGCAAGAGGTACCGTGCAATCAATACATTTATTGAGAGTACCAGACAACCCAGTTTACGACAAAAACTTAGGGGATGCTGCTGGATACACGCCAATTAGTCCTCATGACATCAATCACTTTCCTTTTGGTAGTATTACTACAGCTACTTTTGAAACAGTTTCCTTTACTACTAAATTTCAAGACTTGGGCGTGGCATGCTGTATTGACCCCAGTAATAATGCCTCTAAATTAAATCTAGATATCAATAATGGTTCATTAGTACTCAAGAACAATCCTCGAGATTCTTTTATAGAAGTTTCTGATTGGTCTGACCACATATCGACTAATGCTAATAGCTTTAGTTTAAGTCCATCTAGCGTGCCTTATGCCGCTGGTATTTTTCAAGATTTTTCTTTGACTGGTGGTAATAGATTATTCTACAATAATCCAGGTTTTACCGCATTTAATAAAGATTTTGTATTATCTAGTATTAGTGATGAATTTAATACTCCTTCCACTTTTGCTGAGGCAACACTAAACATCGAAAACATAAACATTAGTAATGGATACAAAGTGTCATCATTACCACATTTATCGTCTCCCACGGGAACTAATTTTAATGTTTTATGTACTGGTCGATTAAGAACCATGACCATTACTGGTGGCTCTGGTTATACATTTAAAAACGGTACTGCAGACGGTCAAACTTTAACATTTGATATTTTCAACAGAAATAAAAAAATTTCTACAATTCGTACAACCAACGGAGGTTCAGGATATCGTCCAAATTCTGAATTTTATGCCTACGGTATAGATACTGTAGTTTATCTATCCAGTCCTAACGCTAATACAGATTACTTAAATTATATTCCTAACTTGTCTTTTAGAGCGAAAATAAAAACGAGTTATGAGGGAACGATTGTGTCTACAGATATTGTAGATCCTGGTTTCAATTTTAATTCAAACCTTCTTACATTTTATGATACTTGGACTACTGCGCACCACACTCAGATAAATTTTTTAGCTTCATTGGCTCATATTCCGCAGGCTGATACATTCTTCCTGGACCCTGATGATATGTTCCCCAAGCAAGATTTAATTCTATCAATTGATGATAGTCATTTAGAGTTTAATGGAAACGACGGCTCTGTTTCTAAATTTTATGTTCGCCAAAATGGTCTTGGTTTTGTTTACAATCAAAATATTTCTAATGTTTTTAGTAGCATTGGTACTAGATATCCTGTGTTTGATGTAGAAATTGACAATAATGTTGTTCAATCAATAACTATAAATCAAACAGCACCAGCGCAAGGATATGGGTTAAATGATTTAGATATATCCTTAAAAGCTTCTAGGCCAACAATTCAAACTGTTGTTGCTGATACTGTTGATGATGATGAGTATGCTAGATTTAGATCAATTTATCTTAATGATGTACCTATTCGAGATAAAAACGATAGATTTAATTATTCTAAGTTTCATTTTGATATGCGAGTTGGTCAATTTACTAATGGCAACGGTTCAACTGATATGCCTGATGGCACATTTTCTGACGATCAAGATAATCGTTTAATGAGCTCTGAGTTTATTATTCCATCACACACAACGGTTGTTGACTATCCTCTATTTGGACCGAGAAACAATGGCGAAAAGGATTATTACTATACATATACCATTAAAAACCCAGAAGTTTCTGTGGTCACATTATCTATCAGGATAGATAAATTACATTATATTTACGAGGGTGATGAAAGTGCCATGTATGTCAACTTAATACCTATCATTGCTGCCGGGCTAGGTATTATGCTGGGTATTATGATGGCCAAAGCTGTAGCTGAAGCTTTGATACCAGACCCCACTAGCTTAATATCTAAAGGTAAAGGAGCTGTAAAAGGTGTGGCTACATGTGGATTTACAGTAACAGGAGATTCTACAGATGCAGCTGCAGGCTCTGGTTTTACTGTGAATGTATCAGAAGCTGCTAAACAAGCTGCTTTGGCAACTTTCTTGTCAGGTTTATTTGCGGCAGTTGCTGGCTACATCTTATCTGAAATTGCTAAATATTTAGTGAAATGTAGTAAAGTTCCATTTCTTTGTTTTAAAGTTGGTGAAATCATTAAAAATAGCGGAGAAATATGGCCAGCAAAGGTCCTTCTGGCTATAGAATACGGAAATGAAGGTGAAACATTAAAGCGTGATGTGGTTGCTTTTAGAGGTTGTGCTACTAATCCTTATGTTAAAGATATCGTTATTGATAATTTACCCGATGCTGCTGTAGCGGGCACAAACAACTTCAGGAATCGTATCATAAAGGTTTATAGATTGACTCGAGAATTAGACCCTTTAAGAGGAGGTTTAAAAGAGGCTCGGTATAACATAGAAGCTTCGTTACATTCTTGCACTGAGCATGTTGCTGGATTTTTTAATTATCCCAACACAGCTGTTATTGGTACTCGATTAAACTCAAAAGATCACCCGCAAATACCAAAAAGAGAATATTTAATCAAAGGTAGAATCATTAAAGTTCCCAACAATTATACACCTTCTACTGGCGAATATACAAGTGAATCATGGGATGGTACATTTGCATGGCAATGGACCAGCAATCCGGCTTGGATTATTTATGACTTGCTCACAAATAAAACCTACGGCATGGGCAAACATGGAATATCTGAAGATCAAGTAGACAAATGGTCGTTCTATACATTCGCTCGATTTTGTGACGAAAAAATTGAAACCGTTATGGATGGAGTACTAGACAACACAACACCATACAAAGAGCGTAGACATATGTGTAATTTGTACTTAGATTCCGAACGAGAAGCTTACGAGTACATCAAAGATTTGCTAACCATATACAATTCTACAATCAATTTCAATGGTGGCAAGATTTACATCTCTACAGATAATTCTGTAGAAAAAACTGGCGGCCCTACCATGATATTTAATAACACTAATATCAGCGAAGAAGGGTTCAGTTATTCTAGTACTGCTGCCACAGATCGAATTACTGCATGTACCGTAGATTATCTAGATGAACGCGATAACTATATGCTCAAAACTGAATATGTAGAGGATGCTACTGGAATTTCAGAGTATGGATATTCTCATGTAAAACTAGCTGGAAATGGAATTACTAGAAGAGGAGAAGCCCATAGATTGGCATGGCATAAAATTCTTACAAGACAGTTAGAAAAAGAAGTGATCACCTTTAAAACTGGCTTACGTGGAGCTTATTTAAGAATTAGTGATGTGATTGAAGTGTTAGATAATAACAAAACCTCTGGACATTTTGGGGGTAAGACACTTAGTCGCATCAACTCTATTTCACAGGGCTTGCTTGACATTTTACTAGATGTTCCTGTTAATAGCTTAATGCAATCCATGAATTATCCTACAAATAATACTATATGGATCGAAACTCAGTTTAGTCCAACAGACTCTACATTGTATACTTGGGATGCTACTAGAGCTTATACTAAATTTGATATAGTTTACTATAATTCAGAATATTATCAACTTAACGTCGATTTTGTCCTTCCGGGAAACTCCCCCCCTTCTGACAATTCCCAAAGTTGGAGGAATATAAAATACGGAGCCTATGTATATTTGCCGTTTACTATGGAGGGTTCGTCATATGACGATTTTGGTTTTAATTTAATTCTTGAAATTAGTCCTTCTGTATTTATTGACGATATGTCGATTGCTAAAGGTGCCGCATGGATGATTAAAGATTATGATTCTGGTAAAGTGGCTCCCAAGAAATATAGAATTAAAGAAATTAAAGAAATTGAAAACATGACATTTGAAATTGTTGCTATTGAATATCTAGAAGAAAAATATGAAACAATTGACAAGGCATCTGCTTCGCTTGCTGGTTATAATTCCACAGAAAGAGAGTATAACGAACATGAAATTGTAGTTCCTTCCTCATAATGAAACAGTCTACCAACAAACTTTCCTTTTCCTGGGCAGAAGACGAACAGGCCACAAAATACTCAATCAAGGTTTATCAAAACAATTTACATATTAATACTCTAGAATCTGTTAATAATTATATAGATATTAATAATTTAAGGGAAGGTGATTTCGTTTATTGTTGTATACATAAATATGTAGGAAATGTTTTATACAGAGAATTTGTAACTACAGAAACTCAACGGGTTGCAATCACTAATTTTTATGAGAAGGGTAAGCCTTTTGTAATTAAAAACGTCAGAATAGATTCTACCGAATTACATTCCAGTCAAAATCCCTTTTGCGATTTCAAATATTTTTATAATAAACATGAATTTAATGTTTCTATTGATTTATTGAGCCCCAATCATAATAAATTACATTCCAAGAATATTAATGACCCATATTTTAAAAGCTGCAAATATCGCATAGGCGAGATACACAATATTGATGAAATTCCATTTGACACATCCAACTCTCTTAAATTTGACATACAAAATGTACCAGAATACCAGGACCCAATTTTACAGATTGACATTGAAGATTATTTTGGCAATATAGTCACAACTCATATCGAACTAATTAAAGATGTTGCACGAATTAAAAATTGCAAAATCATTAAACACAAAAACGAAACAGAAATAGAATGCATTACTGATACAGAATTAAGCTCCCTAGATTACTTTATCTATGACAATATAGATTGCTCTGGAGATTATCTATGTAAAGAATCTATAGAATATTTTAATAGATTTTTCATTCCATATTATTCTGATGAAAATAAATTTCTAAAAATCGTACCCCGCAATGGATTAGGTGCAGGCTTGGAATATGTTCACCCCAATTCCGTAGGCAGAGTTAATCTCGCTAAATTCCAACCAAAGCATGTCAATACTTTAATTTCTGACAATGCTATTTTGCCAATCTCTTATGGGCAATTTATTATTAATTTTAATTCTAATTGCGATGAAGACTGTTTTTATACACTGTCTATAGATAAAGATATTAATACTAAATTTACTAATTCCTCATTATTAACTGGCGCGTTTGATATGCATTCTAAGCCCGTGAATTTTAATTGTTTTGATTATATTGAATCAGGCAATGGTCGAGCAACTCAAGATTTTCATGTGTCTATTAATTTGGTTAATAAACATACAAATTTAGTTGAAGATTCTATATATAAATTTAAAGAGGTAAATATGCCGAAAATCATCTCAACTCAATTAAATTTTGATTATAAACAAGGTATAACAAGTTTAAATGTACAACCTTTTCCTGAAGTACCTCACCCTAAAGTAGATTTAATTGTTGAAAATTTCGAAGGAAGCGGTCAAAGCGTTTCTTATCTTTCAGCTCCTATTACTACAAATAATTATGATATTGACACTACCGTTTTATTAGTCAACTCCAATGACCATACAAAAGTATACGACAGAGTAAACATTAAAGATAAAGCTATTGAACCTTCAATAACTGTATCCCCATTAACTTCTGATGTTGATGGTTATAACTTTTTTCAAATTTTTAATAATTGTCCAGTAGATAATTTGATTAGCATTAATGCTTACGGAAAGCTCTCTTATTCTAGTTCGCAATCAAGCCCCAAAGAGTTTGCTGATTCATATAATTTCAAGGACTATGAACAACATTTCCTTAAAAAAACAAATTTTGGCAGATCGTTTTATAACGAAATAACTGGCTACCATCCCAACAAAACCTATACATACAAACAAAATGGTGACGATTTCATTTATGAAAGCGGTATGCATGCTGTATATGCATTTTTACCTTACAACGGTTATACTACTGGAGAATTCACTGGGCCCATTCAACAATCAATTTACCATAAAAATCCATCTAATCATCATTTAGAAATGATGGAATTACAAAAAGAAATTGAAATACTTAAGAGTCAGATTATTAAATAGTATACATGAATAAGCAATTACAAAAAGAATATTTAAAAGGCATCTTACAGTATAAAGAAGCTATTGATTCAGATCACAATACGTTTTTGTGTGAAAGTTTTGAAAAAGATTTTCGTCAATCATTGTCCGATAAGTTGGGAATGGATTTTAATATGAATATTGAGGATATTGATTTAGATGCGCTCATAGATCAAGCGGGCGAAGATGGTGTTAGCTTAATAGATATGTTAAATGAAATGTTTGCTATTATGGGTGGAATGGGTAAATTGAATCATAATGGTCAAGAAATTGACACAAAAATGTTCCTTGATGCTTTTTTAAAATCTCAGGATAAATTTTTAGAATATAAAAAATCAGAAGATATAAATAATTTTTAGTTTATGCTGTGTATATATATGCATGCATATATTACTTACCGCATCGTTTAAAAATGGATTGTTTTCAAACGGATTACAGCAAAACATAGTTTTTTTATGTGAGCTGTTAAAAGATTTAGGTCACCGCCCAATAATTGCGTTAGATCATAAAATCGATGAGTGTAGAGATGCCCCTGCTGATATAGAATTAATTGAGTCGGGCGAAATAAAAAATTATACTTTTGATTATGTTCTACAAACTGGATACGTTTTAGAGCATGCGACCATTGACGAAATAAAAGAAAAAAATCCAAGAGCCAAAAACATACACATTCATTACGGCAACAGAATGCTCGCAGACATCGAGCAATGTAAATGGGACAATGTAGCAATATCAAATTATAAAGTAGACGAAATATGGACTTCGCCTCATTATGAAAATGCAATTCCATACTTCAAGTCTTACTACGATACACAAAAAGTATTTATTATTCCTTACATATGGAAGCCCAAGTATATAGATATGCATAACAAAATATTAACACAATCAGGTAAACCTTGCGACTATGATCCAAAGCGTACTAAAAATATTGCCATATTGGAGCCTAATTTAAATATGACCAAGAATTGCATTCCTTCAATTTTAATTGTTGAAGAAGTGCTAAAAACTGATCCTAACCTTTTTAATGCATTGCAAGTTTATTGTGCCGATGCATTGAGAGAGAAAAAGTATTTTAGATCATGGATGTGGAATTTAAATCTACCAAAAAAAGGCAAAGTTGCATTTTCTGGGCGCAAGATGGTTTCTTCCGTATTTTCTTCAGAATGTGGTATCGTAGTATCACACCACTTGATGAATGCATTAAACTATGTACATCTTGAAGCTTTACATTTAAATATACCTTTAGTTCACAACTCCGAATATATGAAAGGTGCGGGTTATTACTATCCCGATTATGACATCGAAAAAGGTAAAAAACAACTAATCAATGCCTTAACATATCACGACCAAAACTTAGAAGAATATAAACAAAACGCCAAAAAAGTATTATATCAATATTCGCCAGACAACCCAAGTGTTCAAGAAAGATATAAAGATCTATTTAAAGGTTAATGAAAATAGGCATAACATTAGATATGTCCACAGGATTCTGGGCAAACGGAATGCAGCAAAATATTGTTTTTTTATATAGCTTACTCAAACAAGTTCCTGAAAATGATTGTTATTATATAACTCATAAAAAACCAAACTTTAAATTAGAAAAGCATCATAAGGGAATGCTGCTCGATGATATCATGAGTGATGAGTCTGAGAAGTTTGATGTTCTTATTATTGCTGGTTTCGATCTACTGCCAGATATGTATGATGAATTATACAAGCGTAACAATAATATAAAAATTATTCTGATTCATTATGGCAACAAAATGATGGATGATGTTCATTATACCTTAACCAATGCTAACCACCAAAGATTGCCGGTTCAAAAACCAAAGTATTTATCTCAAATATGGACTTCCCCGCATTACGAGTTTACATTAGAATACCTTAAAGCTTACTACAACCATGAAGATATCAGGATAGCTCCCTACGTATGGGATCCATATTTTGTACAAGAAAAAATTAAAGAATTAAAAAACAAAGATCAATCACCATTTTTTGACAACGATAAAATTAAATCAATTTGTATATTCGAGCCAAATAAATCTCATTGCAAAAATTGCCTGATACCTGT